GTCTAACTAATGCTGCACCCACACCAGCGTGTGTAACAACTTGGTTGTTTCTAACAACTGGCGCTTGAGTTTTACCCTCGTGTTCTCCACCACGAGCTCCTCTGTTTCTTATATCTGCATCTATGAACGCTTTTCTTGCCATTATTATCTCTGTTCGTTTGCTCTTTCTTGTAGAGCTCCGTCTGCTAATTCTTGTTCTCTTGGGTCTGGGTCATTTAACAATATTTCAATTAATTCTTCATTTGTATAATCAAGGAAATCTGTTGCTGCTCCACTATCAAGTTGTTGTTGTAATGTTCCACCTGTTATATTATCGTCCATATCACTAACATCAGCATTTGTAGTATCTTCATTACCTGTAATCTTATACATATTTGGTATAATGATTTGTCCACCTACCATATTTTGTGTGAAACCCCTATCCATATCATCTATATCAAATTCTAAAATGTGTGGTTTTTTTGAATCAAACTTAATTCCACCACTATTATTTTCTCTGATTGGATTATATTCAATCATTTGCCCCATTTCAACAAAATCATTTCTATATTCTTTATTACTAATATTCTTATCTAATTCTAAAACAAACTCTGTTCTGTCTGGTGATGAATCTACGATTGGATATTTAAATTCTTTAATAAAAACTTCTTCTCTTTCTCCTTTACTTTTATCTTTACCTAAACTCTTGAAGAATTTTATTTCATTATTAATAACTTTTCTTTCTACTTCTCGATTATAAACTGCACCTTTGCCATCTACATAAACGGTTCTTTCTCTACCAGCAAGTCTTCTTAAAAATTTATAAGTTACATCATACTCGCCGTCATAAAAACCTAAATCTCTTAAATGTTGTCCTACATTAATATCAATGAAATCTCCGTCTTGTTCAAAATTAACTTCGTTTAATCCTAAAACTTTCGTAACAATTAGATTTCCTGATAAGTCGTAAACGTGTAGAATCATAAAGTCGTTTATGGCATCTCTACCAAAGCTACTATAAACTTTGTTTGGAGCTACTAAACTACTTCTTTCTTTTTCTGTAAATGAATATTCTTGTGCCATCTTTAAGTATTAAAAACATATGGCAAACCAAGTTTTAACCATATCTCTTCTCCTTTTTTTGTAAAATATAATTGTCTATTAATAACATCATCATAACGATATTCTTTCATTTGTTTTTTCAATGAACGATAATTTCTAATGTGGTCACGACCTGAACCTGGATATTTCTTTTTACCCTTTTTTCTAAATAATACCGGCTTTCTACTTTTTTCTTGTCTAAACTCTTTCCACTCTGCTGATGCTTTTTCTTTTTTTGCTTTACCCTCTGTATTAAAAAAGTTCATTAAACTATTGTGTAATTTTTCTGTTGATACATCAGCTGGCATTTCTTCATTATGATATTCATTCATAACTTGAATTAAATAATCTCTATTTCTCATTTGGAATTGGACTGTTGAACTACTTGCCTTTGTAGTGTCGTCATCTGTTTCTGTTACACTATCTTCTAATGGTTGGAAGTAATAAGTAAATTCATTATTTACTTGTGTTGTAAAGTAATATTGTTTATTCTCTAAACGAACTTCTTCATATTGTTCTTCTAATGAGATTCCTGGTGTTGAACTTTCAAATGAAATTAATACCCCGTCTTCATCTCGTAATGGTGAATTTGCATCAACTGATGATGATATCTGTTGTTGTTTTTTTAAATCTTCAATATGATTTTGATATTCAAGTATATCACCATTAATAATATTACTGTAATGTTTAGATTTTTTTTCTGCGTCTGATGGCAAATATGGCATTGTTGTTACCTCGTTACTCTAAATTCAAAGTTATCGTCAAAGTAATTTATTTCTTCACTTGATGTTCCACTACCACTTACTACTTTAACACAAAAACGATAATTCCTTTCTGCTTGAAATCCGTTCATCTGAACTCTAAAAAAGTTACCTGTTGTATCACAACTAATTTTTGAACCACTACCAAATGGAACAATTACCTCTTCTGTTTCTGCATCTCTAACTGAATAATATGCAGAAGCACTTGGTAAATATTTAATAGTAAGTTCTCCTGGTGTTGCACTAAAACTTGATGAAGGATATAATTCTCTACCAACAACTCTGAACTTAACGATTGATTTTTCTTTGTATTCTGGTCTTAAATTTTTAAAATAAACTTTTAGATTTTCTAAATCTGTTGAAGCTAATGCAGATAAACTACCTGTTGACCAAGAACTATCGTCCCACTCGGCCTCTAATTTAGGTGGATAGATTGTATGTGTTTCTCTTGAGAAATATTTTAAATCTCCTAAACGAGTTCCATCACCCTCTTGTCCAGAATTATAATCAAAACTTGCTGTTGCTGGATTGTTTCCATAAGAACCACTATCTTCTCGTTTAACTATAAAGCCGTTATTTGGATAAATAGAACTTGAATAAACCCAATTCTTAACTAAATCAGTTACATCTGCTCTTACATCTTTCTTATCAAAAGTTAAATCGTATGAAGCACTAACTCCATATTCTTGTCCAGAAGCGTAACTTGCTGTAAACCAAGCACCACCGTCAGTTAATACTGAACCTGTAATCCAAGGCGTTTTTGCCTCGTGGTCTCTGTATTGATAACTTACTCCGTCATCTGTTGTTGGGTCGTGGTCAAGTTTTCCTGTTCCTTGTTTCCAACTACCACTAACCATATAAATATGTATTGGATGTTCTGCTTCTACTTCTTCTGATGTTGCATCAAATAAATTTAGATAAAATTTTGTTGTTGATGGCATTTTTCCGTCAACTATTGATTGAGAAATGTAAGATATATCAAAGTCAATTAATATTCTTGATACATTTCCAACTGAACCATTATTGTTAACATCTTTATTAATTTCTAATATCTCATCTAATCCAGTATTAATGGAAGCTGTTGTTCCACCTGAATAAATGGTTGCATCTCGTTTTCCAAATTCAAAATAATGCATTATCTATCTCCTACTACTTTACCCTCAATATCACTATTAGGGAATTTTAATTCAAATATACTTGGGTCTAATGAAGGATAAATTATACCATCTCTTGATGCAGTGTCCATATCATAAACATTACCACTATAATTGTCCGATGCTTTGTGTTTGTTTTCAATCAATATCAAATCTTTTCTTGGATTATTGACTTCTGGTGGAACAAGTGATACCACTCCCTCTACCAATGAAATTTGATATGCTAAATCAGTTAATACAATAGGTTGATTCATTTGCCATTTATCTGGTGAAAAGAATTCTTTTACCTTTTGTATTGCTCTGAATAAAACATCATTTTTGTTATATCCTCTCTTTGTAATAATATTAAACTTGACACCAATGTTTATAATGTATCCGTCTTTAATATTAATTGCATCTGTCATAACTCTGTATTGTGAAAGATACATTTTTAAATTTTGTTTTACTGCTGTATTTAATTGAGTTAATTTTTTATTCTTATTATATCCTAAAACATATAGATTAAGTGCTAAAGGATTATTTTTTACAGTAGTATCGTTATATCTTGTATCAATGACTTGCCCGTCAATAACTTGTAATTGACCAGTTGTTTCTAATTGTTCATCTTGAACAATAAATGCTTTTGCAATATTACCATATCTTTGTGGTAATGAATAACATCTTGTAATATAGTCTGCTCTTGTTACTGCTCTATTTTGTGACATATGATATGCTGATGCGTTCTGTTTTATTTGTGTAAGAGTTTCTTGACTTGCACCACCTGATGCTGGTTTGTCATTTGTAATCTTTATACTATTTTCAGAAGCTGCTTTCTTTGCTGCATCTATTCCTTCAGTAGCAATAGTGTATGTCTTTCTATTAAATGAAGTAATACTATTAGCAGGAACATTATGTTCTACTGCTCCACCAAAATTATAATTAACTGTTAATGTAGTAGAACTTGGTGCTAACCCAAAAGTTTGTGTCTTTAAAAAATTACTTGGGTCAAATGATTCATCTAATCTTGAAACACCCATACCTAATGATGAACCAACATTATCTGGATTTGGAATTATTTCCTCATCTGCATTATCACTAATACCTGAACCAAATCTTAATTCCATACGATTATCATCACGAACTTGTGTAGTAAATCGTCTTGCTGTTTTAATTAATTTTAATAAATAAGGTGTATCATTTTGATATTGTGATAAAGCCGGGTCATTTAAAGCTGTATTTTCCTCTGATTCAAATACAGTATCTTGTGCCAAGAAAGGAACTTCATACCAAGTATTGTTATTACTATCAGTTACCGAAACAATCTCTGTAACTTTTTCGTTTGATAATACTAATTTGTCAAATTCTTTTGCATTTGCAAATGTAAAGTCTTCTGATTTTCTTTCTCCAGATAATGCCAATACCTTTTTACTTAATCTAAAAAGTGTTGGTGTTGCACCTGATGCAGGTTCTAATAGTTCAACATCCATTCTATCTAATGAACTTGAAGCTTTGAAATTTACTGAATCTAATAATGTAAATTCTACACCATCAGCTGACAATGCAGTAGAATTTGCAGCTAACTCACCAGCGTAATCCAAGTCAGGTTTATAGTTTGAACCACCCGGTGCGACTGCTGCGGGAACTTGAACTGAAACGGTTAATTCTACGGTTGATGGTGTTGCCAATTTTGGTTTATATCCATACGATTGTGCAATCGCCAAAATATTTTTTCTTTCTTCTGCGTGATGTAACATTGTTTCTCTGAATTGATTATCTACATAATAATTCAATACATCACCAACATAAGATGCCATTTCAACAAACATCATACCTGGTGATGCCTCATTGAAGTCATTATATTGAGTTGGGAAATATGATTTCGCAAACTCAATTAAATTGCTTCTTATGTCTGTAAAATCTCTACCGAGATATTTTACTTCTTTTTTAACTAACTTTTTATTTGTACCGTAATCTGGCATTTTTAATCTCCAATTCTAAAATCAAAATTTAAAACTTCAATAGTATCAGGATTCAATGGAACTGAATACTCAACTGAAATTTCAACAAGATTTTTATCCTGTGTTGTAAAAACATTATTAATATCAATGTATGGTAAGTGTGTATCAACTGCTGAACGAATTGCTTCTTCAACTCTATCAGGAATATCTTCTCCCTGTTCAAACACAATAAACTTTAATTGAGAACCAAATTCTGGTTGAAATATTCTTTCTCCAGGTGTTGTTAATAATAAATTTCTCAAATTAGCCCTTGATTGTTGTAGTATAGTTTTTGTCTTGTAGAAAAAACCACTTGGACTATAATCTAATGGAAATTCAATTCCAACATATTTGTCATCATTTCTATCTATTTCTCTTACACTTCTTGACATTGTTTACCTTTATGGTCTGAAATTATCTTCACCACTTTTCTT